CGGAACAGGTTGCCCAGTGGCGTGAGGCCAACGGCATCCCGGCCAAGGCTGACGACTACAAGATCGAACTGCCCAACGGCCTGACCATCGGCGAGCAGGACAAGCCCATCGTCGGCAAGATCATGGAAGTGGCGCACGCTGAGAACCTGACGCCCAAGCAGCTCAATTCCGTGGTTTCCAAGTATTACGAGATTCAGGAAGAGCAGGCGGCCCAGATGCTCGAGGCCGTCAAGCAGTCCCGATCGCAGGCAGCGGAAGAGTTGCGCGCCGACTGGGGGGCGGAGTTCCTGACCAACGTGAACACGGCCAAGACGCTGGTGGTCAAAACCTTCGGCGAGGAAGTGGCGGCTGAGATTATGGCGGCGGCTGACGCCAACGGCATTCCGCTGGGCAACAATCCAAAGTTCATGCGCGGGCTGGTTGCCCTTGCCCGTGAAGCGATGCTCGAGGCCGATCCGGTTCCGGCTGGCACGGGCGACCGTTTGCAATCTGTCGAGGCCGAGATCGCCAAGTATGAAACCGACATGCGCACCGATCTGGTCGCGTGGCATCGTGACGGCAAGAAGCAGGAGCGCTATCGCACGCTGCTTGCCGCGCAAGAGAAATTGAAGGGCCGCAGCGCGGCCTGACCTATTCGGGGCCGCAAGGTTCCGTACCGCCCGACCTGACCGGACACTCCGCAAGGCCCCGGTCAACAAGGCAAGCACTAAACGCCAATACGCTGATCGCCCCATGACGGGCTGTGACGGCCCTGCGCGCAAGCGCAGTAACCCCGGCTCACGCCCGCTCTGGATACCCGTCGCTGCGGCAATCCCCAAACAACCGCAACTGATGGAGTTTTGAAATGGCTGAGACAGCCTTTGTAAAACAGTACCGCCAGGAGACCGTTGCTGCTTTCGAGCAGGGCACGTCTTTGCTGGCGGGTGCCGTGACCACGGAGTTCGTGCGTCAGGGCAATGAGGCGATCTTTCTGGTCGCCGGCACCGATGGCGCGACGGCAGTCACCCGTGGCGTCAATGGCCTGATCCCGTCCCGTTCCGACGATCTGGATCAGAACACTGCAGCGCTGGTCGAGTGGCACGACAAGGTGCGTCGTACCAAGTTCAACATCTTCGGCTCGCAGGGCGACGGCAAGCGCATCATGCAGGCCGGCACTGTCAAGGTGATCAACCGCAAGCGCGACCAGGACATTCTGGCTGCTCTTCTGGCTGGCACCGTGCAGTGGAACAGCGGCTCCGCTGTCGTCGCCTCGGTGGCAACGGTGATGGGCGCGCTGGCTGAACTCGGTGAAGCCGAGGTCGATATCGAGGAAGAGGACAATATGTTCGGCGTCATCAGCCCGAAGTTCTGGGCTTACATGATGCAGACCCCGGAGTTCACCTCGGGCGACTACGTTGACATGAAGCCGCTCAACGGTCCTGCGAAGAAGATGTATCGCTGGGCCGGCGTGAACTGGATTCGCCATCCGAAAATCTCGGGTGTCGGGACGGCGACCGAGTCGTGCTTCCTGTTCCACCGTTCGGCCATCGGTCACGCGACCGATGTGGAGAACATGGATGTCGATGCCGATTACAACCGTGAGGAAAGCTACTACTGGGCGCGCGCGAGCGTGTTTATGGGTTCCAAGCTTCTCCAGAACACGGGCGTCATCGAAATCGTCCACAACGGCGCTTAGGCGCAAATCGAAGGAGAATAAACTATGACTTACGCAGTTACCAATCCTCCGGTTTGCCTGGTGCCGTCTGTCGGCGGCCACTCGGCAATCTGGGTCTATAAGCACACCGACGTTCATACGGATGTCGATGCGACCGACTACTTCAGCAACGGCGATGCCCTCGGCATGGCCGTTGATGACATCGTGATGGTCATCAAGAGCGATGCGACCAAGGGCGTGACGGTTCATACCGTGCTGGCGGTTACGGCCGGCGGCGCGGCGTCCATCAACGCCGCTATCCTGTCCTAACTGAACTAACGAGCGGGCGGTCCATTCCGGGCCGCCCGTTTTCCTTTGCATGGAGAAACCATGACCGACACCAATACCCCCTCGCTCAATCCGTCGCGCATTCAGGAAGCCTCGTTCTGCGAGACTGGCTGGCGCGCGGTGGTGAATGGCGGGGTGACGCTGGACGAAATCCTGCATCCGCTGTTCTGGGCGCACGTCGCGCACCGGCTCAAGCCGCATGACCGGATTTCCGTGGTCACCGACGACAATGCCTTCTGGTACGACCTGCTGGTTATCAGCACCGGCAAGGAGCGCGCCTATGTGACGCCGCTCAATGCGGTGGACATCAACGCCGCGATGGACCGCATCGAAGGCATCGGCGGGGCGATCCCGGCCAGCCTGACTTCGGCGACCGTCGCGTGGAAAGGTCCGCAGGCCAAATACTGCGTGCTGCACGGCGAGACCGTAGTGCAGTCGAAATTCGCCACCAAGGCCGAGGCGCAATCCTGGCTGTCGGCCAACGCCGACAAGAAGGCGGCCTAACCAATGGCAAGCAAGCTGGCTGTTTACAATCAGGCCCTGCGCCGGTTGGGCGACGACCGGCTTGCCAGCCTGACCGAATCCCGAGGCCCGCGCTTTCACCTGGACGAGATATGGGCGGACGGGTTCATCAATGAACTGCTCGAAGCGGCGCAGTGGAACTTCGCCATCCGCGCCGTCGAGCAGACTTATGACAGCGGCATTGAACCTGAGTTCGGCTATCTGCGGGTATTCCCCAAGCCGGCCGACTGGATTCGCACCGTGTCGTTCTGCTCGGACGAGCGGTTCAACAATCCGATCAACGCTTATGCCGACGAGGCTGGGTATTGGTCGTGCGACAACGACACGATCTATGTCCGCTACATCTCCAATGACGGAGAGTTCGGCAGCGACCTTGGCAAGTGGCCGCCTTCCTTCACGACATGGGCCTGTACCCGTCTGGCATGGAAGATCGCACCCCTGACCACGCGCGGACAGGGGATGGCGAGGGAGTTGCGGCAAGAGGATGCGGTGCTGCTGCGTACCGCCCGCTCCAAGGACGCGGTGAACGAGGGGGTAAGGTTCACCCCGGCGGGTAACTGGCTGATGGCTCGCAGTGGTGGTTCGCGCAACCGGGAAAACGGCTGATGGCGAACGACGACACGATCCTGCTGGCCTTCAACCGGGGGCGTATCAGCAGGCTCGGACTGGCGCGCGTTGACCTCAAGCGCACGGCCCTGTCAGCCGAACGGATGACCAACTGGATGCCCCGCGTTCTCGGCTCGATGATGCTGCGGCCGGGGCTGGAATATAATTCGACCACCAAGGATCACGCCTTCGGCATTGACATCTCGTTCGTTCGCTCGGCCGACAGCACGGCCCTGCTGGAAATGACCGACCTTGTGATGCGCGTGCTGGTCAATGGCGAATTGGTGTCGCGTCCTTCGGTATCCTCGGCAGTCACAAACGGGACGTTCGACAGCAACATCGCCAGTTGGACCGATGCCGACGAATCTGGCGCAACATCGGCATGGGCGACTGGCGGCTATGCAAGCCTGAGCGGCACGAAATACAACTCGGCGCGACTGCGGCAGGAGATCACGGTCGCTGGCGCTGATCTCGGGGTGGAACACGCCATTCGCGTTGTGGTCAAGCGCGGCCCGATCAGGTTCCGCATTGGCTCCTCGGCTGGCGGCGAGCAGTACGTTACCGACCAGACGCTTAAAACCGGCACGCATTCGATATCCTTCACGCCGACCGGAAATTTCCATCTGCAAATCGCCAACCGTTCCAAGTATGCCGCCCTGGTCGATAGCGTGACGATTGAGGCCGGTGGGACGCTGGAACTGCCGACGCCGTGGGTCGAGGACGATCTTCGCCTGCTGCGCTGGGTGCAGTCTGCCGATGTGATGTTCGTGTCCTGCGAGGGGTATGAGCCGCGCCGGATCGAGCGGCGCTCGGATCGTTCGTGGTCGGTGGTGCTTTACGAGCCGTTCGATGGACCGTTCCGCACCGACAATCTCGACAAGATCAGGATTTCCGCCAGCGACACCTATGGCGACGTGACCCTGACGGC